GAGATACCTCTTGCCTTTCTGAATAAGATTCAGAAGGTAGCTTACCAGATCAATCCCTATATTTATGGGGTTGCTGAGGAGCTGACTAGAATGGAACGCTCTGTTGGTAAGTTCCTACCAGTTGTTAATCACCCTCTGCCTGTTAAACCTGCTGACATTGAAACCAACTACGATAGCCGTAAGGATTATCGGAGAAGAGCAGCAGAGGTGTTAAACCTACAAGCACAAGAACCTAAGAAGTCATGTAGAACTCGCATGACTATAGAAGCAGCTAAGAGGTTCAAGGATAGAGATAGATTCTTTTGTCCATGGTCATTTGACTATAGAGGAAGAGCTTATCCTATCCCTGCTTTTCTAACACCACAAGACACTGACTTCGGTAAATCATTACTGAGGTTTGCTGATGGGTCTTATATGACACCAGAGGCTGAGTCGTGGCTAGCCTTTCAAGTAGCAACTTGTTATGGTTTAGATAAAGCAACCATGTCTGAGCGACTAGCTTGGGTGGAGAATAACATCACACTCATCAGCCGTATTGCTACTGACCCAATCGCATCTTTGCCTGAATGGGAAGCAGCAGAAGAACCATGGCAATTCTTAGCAAGCTGTGAAGAGTATTATCATTGTGTGATCGCTGCTGATAGACAATTCACATCACTGTTTGTTGCTGTTGATGCAACATGTAGTGGTCTCCAGATCTTGGCTGGACTCGCACGAGATAAATCAACCGCAAGGCTGGTTAATGTGCTGCCTGGTGATAAGCCTCAGGATGCCTACAAGGTAGTTGCTGAAGCTGCTATGTCATCAGTACCTGAACGCTTACGTCCATTCCTAGATAGGAAGAAGACCAAGCGTTGTGTTATGACTATCCCATACAATGCTAAGCCTTACTCCAACAGGGGTTACATCAAAGAGGCTTTCTTGGAGGATGGGATAGAGCTAGATAAAGAAGAGCTTACTCAAGTCGTTAAAGCTATCCGTTCAGCTATGGATGTGGTCGTACCAGGTCCTATGGCTGTTATGAAGTGGATTGAGGCTGAGGTAGCAGCTGCTGTCAAGCGTGGTGTACGATACCTTGAATGGAGGACTCCATCTGGGTTCATTGTTCACCAGAAGCTCAACAAGAAGAAGTTCCAATCCATGGAGCTGCAGCTGTTGGGTCGTTGTAAGATGAAGGTGGCAGTGGGTGAGACCGATGAGGTTGATCTTAACCATCACAAGAATGCAACAGCTCCTAACCTTATTCACTCACTGGATGCTTCACTGCTACACTTGAGTGTTCTACGCTTTGATGCCTCTATTGCTCTTATTCACGACTCTGTGCTTTGTCGTGCAACGGATATGTCTACCCTATCCGCCATTGTACGAGAAACCTACATGCACTTGTTCGCAGAGCATGATTACCTACGAGACTTTGCAAAGCACATTGGTGCAGAGTCTGATCCACCGATCATTGGTGATCTAGAACCAGAGACCGTGATCGAATCCACCTACTTCTTTTGTTAATGTCACAACCCATCCACGTTACTCAACAGCCTGTTATCCTTGAAGGTTATCAAGCTGTACTGAAACCATCTAAGTTTGGCTACTCACTGTCTGCACTCCTGGACTCCCAGCTTATCGAAGCACTGGAGGAGGATCGTAAAGAAACACTCAAGTGGGCAGAGTCCAAACTGAAGAACCCTAAGCGTAGTGTCCTCAAGCCTGAACCCTGGGAAGAGGTTACTGAAGGTTCCTATAAGACTAAGTTCTCCTGGAATGAAGAGAACCGCCCACCTGTTGTAGACAGTGAGGGCACACCTATCACCAATGCTGACCTGCCTGTCTATAGTGGCAGCAAGGTTAAGCTTGCCTTCCGACAGAAGCCCTACATTCTCAAGGATGGTGTCACCTATGGCACTAGTCTTAAGCTTGTTGGTGTCCAAGTAGTAGAGCTTGGTGGTGGTGCTGGTATTGATCGTGGTGATCTTGGTGAGACTGAGGTAGCTGCACTGTTCGGTCAGACTAGTGGCTTTAAAGCTAGCTCGGTACCTGCTACTGTCACTGATGAGGCTAGTGAGGATGTCGTCGAGGATGACGACTTCTGATGGCATTCCGCTCAGGACTTGAAGAGAAGGTCGCTGATCTTCTCACCAACCTGGGTGTCAAATACGAATACGAATCAACCAAGGTACCTTACGTACTGCAATGCAACTACACGCCAGACTTCCTCCTAC